GCCCACCGGCGAGACGCGGCGGATCCGGAGCGCGATCGCGAGCGACCGCGCGAGCCGCTCGGCGAGCCAGGAGCGAATCACCCGAGCCCGAGCCGCTCGAGGTCGGCCGGTTTCACGGCGCCGACGTCCATGTCCGCCGCGTCGAGGAGCTCGAGGAGCGTCGCGCCGACCTTGAATCGGAGGAGCACGAGGTAGGACTGTGACACGTTGCCGACCGACGTCGACGCCGACTCGCAGGTCGCCGTCCCCGCGCCCGCGCTCTTGTGCACGCGACCTTCGATCGTGTAGGGACTGCCGCCCGGTGCGAGCGCCGCCAGGGTCGCCGACAGGATCGACGCCCGCCCGGTCGTCGCGGGCGCGTACACCGACCCGCCACCGCGCGACGAGCCGTTGACGTACACGACGCCCGTCGCCGCGCCGACACCCGCGACCGTCACGTTCAGGTCGAACGAGGCGAGGATGAGCGCGGTCTCGCTCTGACCCACGGCGAACGGCGGAATCGACATTCCGGGGACCGTGTCCTCGCTCGCGCTCGAGAGGATGCGCGGACCTGTCGCGCGCGCCATGACCGGGACGAGGTCGCGGAGCGACGGGAGGAGGCGGTTCTCGACCGCGAGCGCGAGCGCGCCGATCGCGTTGTCGCCGTCCATGACGCGCTCCGCGCCGTCAGGGTACGGGAACCCGTACACCGGGGTTGCGAGTGTCGCCATGTCGTCGAGCTCCTCTCAGTACGGCCAGGTGTCCCACGTCGTCGCCGGGTCGACCGTGTCGAACCGGAGCGACGCCGGGACGTCATGCCAACGGCCGAACGACGGCCGCGGCGGGATGCACGTCGCCCGATTCCACACGAGCGCGGGGTCGACCGTGTCCCAGGTCTCGCCGCCCGTCAGGTCGTCCCAGAGCGGCGTCCCCGCGGTCCGGCAGTAGTCCGACGTCGCGAACGCGAGCTGCCAGGTCGGACCGTTGTCGCCGCCGTCGATCTTCTCGCGCCAGCCCTCGACCCACAGGAACGCCGACGTCGCGGGCGAGCCCTCCGGTAGTCCCGTGATCGACAGGAGGTCGTGCACGTCGAGCCCGAGGATCGCCGCGGTCGTCGCGTCGTCGAAGAGCGCGAGGTCGACCTCGAGCCCGCCGAGGAGCCAGGAGGGGACCGCCTGACGCGCGACGATGAGGTCGGCTCGCTTCTGCGCGTCGACGGCGGTCGCGATCGCCGTCGTCATGCTCGCGCCGAAGAGCCCGCGCGCGTCGATCGACGCCGCATCGGTCGCGTACACCTCCGGCTGCTCGGAGCCCTCCGGGGTCGGACCGTAGCGGAGGTGCACGTCGTTCACGAGCCCGTCGAGCGACTCCTCCCAGCCGAGCCCGATCCCGACGTCGCAGGAGCGGAGCTCGAGCTCGAGCTCGGCGCCGCGGCGGTGCATCGCGTCGGCGTAGCGGGTCCGCCCCTCGCGGTCCTGCCAGAGCACGCCCGCGCCGTCGTCGGCGGTGGACTGCGCGAGCGCGAGCGCTGGCTGACGGTCGACGTCCCGCGCGAGCACCTGAACCGTGCCAGGGTCCGAGAGGAACGGATTCGTCGGGAACCCGGCGAGCTCGAGGATCCGCGCGACACGGGCGCCGTCGAGCTCCTGATTCCACGGGACGTCCCCGATCGGGCGCCGACCGAGCCGCGCCAGGTCGCCGACCGCGATCACCCGCGGCCGCGGATGGTCGACGTCATCCCAGCCGACGCCGAGGTCCGTCACCTCGCCGTCGAACCGCGTCGAGCTGACGCCGCGGAGCTCCGCCGTCACCGTGACGCGGGCGCCGATGACCGCGTCGGGCGGGAGCGGTCCGACGAGCTCGAGGGTCGCCGACGAGGCGACCGGCTGACTCGTCGGGTCGTCCCGCCCGTGGTGGATCTGCGCGGAGAGCACCTGGCACTCGACCGAGCTCGAGCCGAACATCGCGAGCGCGGCGGGAACCGTCATATCGCGACCGCCTGACCGGTCCGCGCCGCGTGACCGTCGAGGATGCGGCGGATCTGGCGCGCGACCGCCTCCGGGTCGAGCGCGCCGTATACGTTCACCTGAACCCCTGGCGACGACCCGCCCGAGCTCGCGCCGTACGCGGCGGGACCTGGCGCGCTCGCGCCGGTCGCGTTGAGACCGGGGATCGACGGGAGCTTGAGACCCTTGAGCGGGTTCAGCTTCGCCAGGAACGCGCCGAGCTTGTCGATCGCCCGCGTCAGCCAGGACACGAGCTGCACGAGCCAGCCGACGAGCGTCCCGAGCACCTTCGCGACGATCGAGAGCGCGCCCGCGAGGAGTTTCACGAGCGGAATCAGGAGCGGGAGGATCGTCACGACGAGCTTCGCGAGCTGCTGAATCACGGGCAGGAGAGCCGGGAGCACCTCGTCCATCACGGGCAGGAACGCCGAGCCGATCGTCTCGCCGATCTCGCCGAACGCGTCTTTCGCGGCGACCTTCATCCCCTCGGAGCTCTTCGCGTAGGTGTCCGCCTGACCCGCGGCGAGCTTGGTCGCCTTCGCGAGCGCGTCGGCCGAGCTCGTGCTCTTGCCCATCCCCGGTAGGAGCTTCTCGAGCGCGCCGGTCTGTCCCGCGTGCGCCTTCGCGACCGCCTTCGACGCGGTCTCGAGGTCGACGTTCGCCCGCCGCGCGACGTTCTGCGAGAGCGTCAGGAGCTCGGTCGCCTGTCCGACGTCGCCGGTCGCCGTCACGAGCTGCTCGAGACCCGCGCGGACCTCGGAATCGCTGAACGCGAGCGCCTGACCCGCGGCGATCGCCGCGTCGACCTGCGCGGCGTAGTCGCCGTGCGCGGCGCCCGCGGCGACGATGGTCGCGGTCAGCTTCTCCTGCTCGTCGCGGTCCTGCGCCGCGGCGTCCGTCAGCTTGATGACCGCCGCCGCCGCCGCTGTCGCCGCGCCCGCGACCGCGAGCGCGGGGATCGGGAGCCCGCCGAGCACGTCGCCGAACCCGCCGAGCTTGCCGGAGCTCTTGTCGAGCGCCGCGTCGAGGTTCGACGTGTCGCCCTTGATGTCGACCGTCAGTCCGACGCCCACGGCCTACCGCCCGCCCGCGTTGAGCTTCTCGACCATCGCCTCGGCGGCGTCGCCGTACGCCTCGAGCTCGGCGAACGTCACCTGCGCCGCCTCGCGCGGCGGGAGCCCGGTCGCGATCGCGACCTCGACGACCGCGCGCGCCTCCTCGTCGACGTACGGGTCGTCGACCGCGTCGAGGTCGAGCTCGACCCGCCAGGTCTGCGCCTCCTGCCAGGTCGCCGCGGGTTCGTCGCGGCGGACGAGCTGCCAGGTCCACGCGTACAGCATCCGCGCGGCGAGCTCGAGCTCGGCCGGGTCGGCGTCCTTGTCGACGAGGGTCCGGAGGAGCCGCTCCGCGTCGCTCTGGCGGACCTTCGCGATCGCCTGAGCCCGCGCGAGCTCGAGGATCGTCAGCCGCTTGAGCTGTCCGAGCGAGACCGTCACGCGGCGCGGTTCACTCAATGCGGAACCCTCGCGCCTTCGCGCGCTCGAGGATCCCCGCCTCGAGCTCGGCGGCGAGCTGCACCTGCTCGGCCTCGAGGGTCCGCGCGACCATCCGGACCGCGCTGATGCCGCGGAGCTCCGACCCGTACTCGATCGTCGCGGCGTAGTCGCGGTCGCTCGTGATCGAGCCCGAGCTCGGCGAGCCGGTCGCGTCCCACGAATCGCGGAGCGCGCCGGTCCGGACCGGCGTCAGCTTCGCGACCGAGCCGAGCCGAGCCCGCGCGACCTTCTCGTGGGTCGAGCTGAGGTCGGCGACGTCGTCGCGGAGCTTGTCGAACGCCGCCGCGGTCTCGGGTCCGCCCGTGACGGTCGCCTTCGCGACCACCGCTACGCCGCCGAGGTCTCGAGCTCGAGCTGCTCCTCGGAGCTCGCCTCGGAGCTCGCCGTCGCCGGGAACGCCGCGACCGCGAGGGTCGGCTTCGACGCACACGGCATCGTCACGTCGAGCTCGGCGTAGGTCTCGGCCTCGCCGCCGTAGTTGGGCGCGACGAGCGTGATCGTCCCGGTCATGCCCGGAGCGTCGTCGGAGGGGACGACGGTCGCGTCGCCGTGCGCCTGATAGGTGAACGTCGCGAGCGCGCCCTCGTTGTCCCACAGGAACCGCGCGAGCCCGGTCGCGCTCCAGTCCTGAACGGCGACGACGTGCAGCGCGTAGGAGCTCCGCCCCGGCTGACTGAACGAGCCGTCCGCGCAGAGGGTCTGATAGGTGATCACGTCGCCCGCCTTCGACTCGATCGCGCACAAGTGCGCGTCACATTCGAACGGCGCCCCGGCCGCGGCCGCGAGCTCGAGCGTCAGCGTCACATCGCGCATGAAAAGCGGGGTCGTCACGGGAGCACCTCCTGAGCTGGTGTCGGGGTTCGGAGCTGAACGGTCGCGCTCGACGCGGCGTACTGCGCGCCGTCGACGCTCGTGTCTGTCGGTCGGGACCACGTCGGGAGCTCGAGCCCCTGCACGCCCTTCAGGAGCGCGACGTCGACGTCGTCGACGAGCTCGGCGAGCCGCTCGATCGCGCCCGCCGTGTCAGTCCGTCCGGCGATCGCCGTCAATCGCCAGCGGCCGACGCGGACCTTGCCGAGCGACCCGATCCCCGCCCACGGGTCGCCAGGTTCGACGAGCACGACGGGCGCGGACCACTTGCCCGTCGTCGACGCGTTGAGCCCGCCCGCCTCGAGCGCGGCGAGGATCGCCGAGCGGGACGCGAGGAGGCGACTCACGCGAGACCGGGCGTCGCGTAGCGGTTCAGGATCGGCCGAGCCGCCTCGAGGTAGTCCCGAGCGACGCGGATCGCGGCGCCCTGTAGGTCGACGTAGCCCGTGATTCCGAACACGGCTTCGCGCCGCTTGTACGCCTCGACCCCGGCCATGCTCGCGAGCCAGAGGAGCTCCGGCTCGGTCCCGTCGACCTCGGCATCCTCGAGCACCTCGTCGATGCCCGCGTTCACGGCGCCCGCGCAGAGCTCCGCGTACTCGAGGTCGTCCGGCGACGGCGACGCGGGCGCGCCGGAGCGCGTCAGGATCGCCGCCGCCGTCGTCCAGTCCGTCACTTCGACGAGCGCGTCCCGGCGACGAGCGCGTTCTTGACGATCCCCGCGGGGATCGCGATCGCGTCGGCGAACATCCCCCACACGGCGACGTTCTGTCCGAGCTTGGCGACGTCTTCGGCGCTGATCGGGAACGGTCCGTCTTCGTGGAACCCGGCCGCCTCGCCGTTCGTGACGAGGTGCGTCCCCGCCGTCAGGAACGGCGCTTCGATGACCGGGAGCCCGTTCACGCTGATGCGGAGCGACGCCGCGTCCGCGGTCCCGCTGATGTTCGACGTCCCGTACATCGACGGA